GTCCAACTTGAACCATCAAAAGTTTCAGCGTTTGCTGTACCACCTACTCCTCCAGCAATAAGAGTTGCTGTGGTTGATCCTGCTGCTCCAGAACCATATCTAGCTGTATTTACATCTCCTGTTTCAGTCCAAGTTGATCCATTGTAAGTTTCAACATTTGCTACAGCAGTAGATGTTTGACCTGCATTAGTTATAGCTGCTGTTTGTGATCCTACAGTAGCATTATATTGTCTTGATGTATTAAAATCTCCGCTTTCTGTCCAAGAACTACCATCATATTCTTCAGTTCTACCGCTAACAGGAGGTGGTGCATCTCCTCCACAAACTAAACCTGATGTTTGTGTTCCAGTTCCATGAAGATTTTGTCTTGCTGTATTAAGAGCTGTTCCACTAGCCCAAGCACCTGCATAAGGTTCTGGATCAGTAGCAACTGCTTGTATTGTTAAACCTCTTATGCCTTTATATGTCGTCATGCTGTTGTACTCGCTAATGTTAAGTTTGCAGTAGGAACATTCCATTCTTCTGTTGCTGCTGGTTGTGTAGGAGCAGAAGCAATACCACCACATACTAATCCATCTGTAGTTCCACCTACAGAAGTACCATTATAATTTGCTGTAGATAAATCTGCAACTTCTGTCCAGCTAGAGCCATTCCAACTTTCTGTAATACTATAATAAGTACCAGGTGTACTTCTACCACCTACAAATAAATGTAATGGAGTGCTAGTACCTATACACATTCCACCTTGTCTTTGTGTATTCACATTAGATATTTCAGTCCAGGATGATCCATCCCATATTTCTGCATCATTAGTATCACCGCTTCCAGGATGGCCTCCAACTCCCATTGCGTCTGTTGAAGTGCCTGAACCTCCAATTTGAGTTCTTAACATATTTAAATTAGATACTTCAGTCCATGAAGAACCATCCCAAGTTTCTGTATTTGCTGTTCCTACTCCACCTGTCGTTTCTCCACCAAAAGTAATAGCTGCTGTGTTGGTTGCTCCACATCCACCTGCTTGCGCTCTTAAAGTATTAACATCACTAACTTCTGTCCATGCACTTCCATTCCAAGACTCTACATTTGTCATACCTGCTGCTTGACCAGCAAGAATTCCTGAAACACATAAAGCTCCTGCTGGTGTTCCTGCTCCTGTGCAATATCCTCTTGATGTATTAATTTCTGTAATTTCTGTCCATGATGAACCATTATATTGTTCAACCGCAGTATAAGATGCACCAGGAGAATATTTATTTCCACCAGCTAACATTGCAGTAGTTTGTGAAGAACCTATAGCAGCATTTTGTGATCTAGCTTGATTTAAACTACCACCACTAGCCCAAGCTCCTGCACCATACCCTGTATATTTTATAACACCTGATCCTGGATCTGCGTTATAGTATATGTCGCCTATATTAAATTGTCTGAATGTTGAGGGCATAGTCCATTCTTCTGTATCATTACTTGCTGGATTTCCTCCAAATTGTAAAGCTGATGTACCAGTTCCACAGCCACCCATGTTAGTATTTGCTGCTCCTAAATCTCCACCTTCTGACCAAGAAGTTCCATTATAATGTTCTGTTTTAGCTGATGCTGTAGGAGTTCCTCCACCAAACGCTAAAGCATCTGTAGTTGTACCAGCTCCACCTAATCTTTCTCCTCTTGCTGTATTGAAATCTGCTACTTCTGTCCAAGCAGAACCATTCCATATTTCAGTTGTTCCTACATAAGGACTTGCACCTCCACCCATAACAATCTGTGCTGTTTGTGTTCCTCCTCCTGCGTGATTATCTTTTCCAGCATTAAGTTCTGTAGTTTCTGTCCAGGAACTTCCATTCCAAGATTCTACAGCGTTTGAACTTGGTTCTCCTCCTGCTGTTATCGCAGCAGTATTTGTACCACCAGAACAACCTTGCATTTTTCCTCTTGCTGCATTTAAGTCTCCCACTTCAGTCCAAGAACTTCCATCAAAAGATTCAGCTAATGCACTATCTGAATGTGCACCTCCATAAAAAAGTGCAGCAGTAGTTGTACCAGCTCCAGATGCCTCTCGTCTTGCAGTATTAGCATCTCCAGTTTCTGTCCATGATGAACCATTGTAAGATTCTGTTTTTCCAGTAGTAGGAGGAGTTCCTCCAATAGATAAAGCTGCTGTCTGTATTCCAGCAGACGCTTGTGCTCTTCTTCCAGTATTTAAACTTCCACCACTAGACCAACTTCCACCTGCTGCTTGTGATGCAACAGAATCAGTAGTAACGTGCTGGACTTTTAAACCATGAATACCTTTATAAGTCGTCATTTAATTATTCCTTATGGTAAATTGTATTTAACTGGTCTTGGACTTCTTTCTTTTTCTTCATCTGATAAAGAATCCCAATTAGCTTGTGCAGATTCTATTTCTCCATCTACAATAGCTTGTGCTTCTTCTTTTGTTTTAAGTGTTCCGCCAATTTTGCCAATCCATTGATCGCCAAAGATATTGTCATCAACAACCCAAACATTACCAGGATGACCTGCAAGATACATCTGTTTTCTTTCTTCGTGAGTAAAGAAATTTTTACCCCAGTTTTCTTTAACAGTATATTTATATGCCATAGTTTCCTCCTTTTAATTGTTTATACATCATTTTTTAACTCGTTGTTACTTTTTTAAGTGTGTGTGATACTGTCCATTCTTCTGTAGAAGCAATTTGTGTAGTTGTATAACCACCTGTTGCAAACATAGTATCAGGCGAACTTTGTGGAGAAGCTCCCATTTTTGATCTTGCAGTAGATAAATCCGCTACTTCAGTCCAAGAACTTCCATTCCAATGTTCGGTATTAGCTTTAGTTGATGGTTGTCCACCAAAAACATATCCTTCAGTAGAAGTTCCAGAATGAGAACTATAAAATCTTTGTGTATTTAATTCAGCTATTTCAGTCCATGCACTACCATTCCATGATTCAACTGAATCAGTATAATAAGGTGCATCCGCCAAACCTCCACCAGCTACAATAGCAGCAGTAGAACTACCAAGTCCACTACCTAATGTTACTCTAGCATTATTTAAATCCCCAACTTCTGTCCAAGAAGAACCATTATAAGATTCATTAACAGCTAAATTATTACTTCCATCTCCTCCACCAAAAGCTAGTCCTGCTGTCTGTGTTCCTGCTGCACCAAGTAAATCTCGTCTTGTATTTAAATCTCCAGATTCTGACCAATTTGTACCATCATATTCTTCAGTTATTATATTTTTATTAGGAGAACCTGAATCTGTTCTTCCAGCAATGGCTAAACCTGCGGTTTGTGTTCCTGTTCCAGCAAGAAACCATCTTGCTGTATTAAGATTATTTCCTTCTGTCCAACTAGAACCATCATACTCTTCTGAATTATTACGAGCAGGTGGATCGTTTCCACCACCAAATACTAATCCTGCTGTAGTTGTTCCAGCACCACCCATAGATTCTCTAGCTTGATTTAAACTACCACCACTAGCCCAAGCTCCAGCACCTAAAGTTTGAAACTTAAATTGTCCATCAGAAGAATTGTAATATAATTGTCCCTCCCAAGCTGATGGGTATGCTGCTGGAGGATCACTACTGTAGGTCTTAACAGCTTGACCTCCAATTTTTTTGTAAGTAGCCATTACTTATCTTTTAATAGCCAACCTTGTGTATCGTCTGAAAAAACTAATGTGAACGCAGCTCGTTCTGTAGCAACAGTTAAATTTTCAGCAACACCCATAATTGGTTTGCTATTCCTTCCAACAGTTAAATTATTAGTATCAAAAGTTCCTGCATAATCAACGAAAGTAACTTCATCTCCTATACTTGGAGAAGCAGGAAGTGTTGCTGTAAAAGCTGCTGATGTTGTGTTGCAAATATATCCTTCTCCTGCTGCTGCTGTGAATCCAGATGTTTTAAGTGCTTGCCAAGAAGTACCACCACCTGATGCTTCTGCCCAAGATAGAACACCTGCTGTTGTAGATTTTAAAACATAATCATTACCAGCAGCTACTGCTGTTGGTAAAGTCATTGTATAAGAAGTTGATACGTTTGGTGCTTTCATTGCAACATAGTTTGAACCATCATCTGTATCTTCTGTAATTTTTATTGTTCCAGCTTGTGTAGCATTTCCTGCAACATGAAATGTTCCTGAACCATTTGGATTAACAGTTACATCTCCATTAGCTGCATCTGTAATTGTAATGTTGCTAGAATTTGTACCTTTGTTTGTATCTAAAACTAAATCGTATGTTCCACTTGTTGTTAAAGTTGCTGCCGCAGCACCAGTTCCAAAAATAGTTTCTCCTGTACCTTTTGGTTTAATATGAAGATCAACATTTGTTTCTCCACTTGCACCTAATATAGGAGGATTACCTGTTGCCGCATTTGTAACTTCTAATTCATTAACTGCTGAACCTGTTGTTTGAAATATAATTTGTTCATTACCACTTTCATCTGCAATATAGTGTGCATCGTCTATTAAAATATTGTGTGAATTAGTATCTAAATTTCCGCCTAATTGTGGTGTTGAATCTCCACTTACTTCTGCTGATACTGATGAGTCTATGAAATCAACTGTGTTAGCAGAAGTATTGATGTTGCATAAAGTTATGCTATCTGAACCATCATAATATTTAAGTGTGTGTGTTCCTGCTGAACTAGAATCTACCCATATACTTCCAGCAGCTAAACTTGATGGAGCTGATGTCGCAAGGTTATGTGTATTTATCGCACCTAGAATATTATTTAATTCTGTACGAAAGGCACTAAAACCCTGATTTGCTAAACTATAATCTGATACTGAACTCATATTTTTTTACCTCTTCTCCTTTTATATCATTAACTTGCAGATTTCAAACCATATCCTTTTGCAACATAATCAAAATTTCGGTCTTGTGCTGAACCTGAACTGTTGTAAAAAGTAATAGTAAATCCTGTTTTTGTTTTACTTGTTATTGTGTAATAATCCCCAGTAGCCATATTTTGTGCAGCTATACCTACTGCTGGAGAAGCATAAAAAGCATTAGTATAAGTTATTGCTTTTGCTCCTGCTCCACTTTCTACATCTTCTCCACTTTCAAGACGTTTTTCCAAAACAAGTTTAATTTGCATTTTACTTACTTCAGGTCTAGCTTTATTATCATCGCTAGTTAATTTCAATCTAAATTTAAAATATCTGCCTTTAATTGTAGCTTGTTGTGAAATATCAGAATAATCAGATATAGCTCCTAAAGAACTTGTACTTGAACCTGCTTGTAAAAAAGCATTACATTGTGTTCCAGACGATCCATCAAAAGGGCCAGGTGCATCGTCAAATGCACTTGCTCCTCTACCAGAATCAAATAAATCGTATAAGTCATTGGCTATCATGTTAATAGTAGTCTGAAAAGTTGCATCATAGATCGCATCTAAAGTGATAGTGTTACCACCTATATAAACTCCTGAAGATTCAATATTAGCAGCATAATAAGTAGGATTAGAAGTATTATCTGTGCCTCCTAAATCAAAATCTCCCTCTGCTGAATCAAAATTTCCTACAGTATCGTCAAATTGACTAATTGTATCTAATGTTGCTATTTCCTCGTCATCAGAGTTCATGCCTTTAACACAATCTCCATCAAATGTACCACCCCAAGCAGTTTCTTCATTAATAGTAGAAATAGGTGCAGAGTAATGTTCTAATCCTGATATGTTGCTATAAATAATTGTTTCATTATCAGATTCGTTTCCTAATTTATCAACAGCTTTAATTAAAAAAGCTCCTTGTCTTGCATTGATCGTAACACTATTAGATTTTCTTCTTACAACTTGTGTTAAGTTTGTAGATGCGTTCCAACTAGCTCCACTTGTTACATCTTGATAACGAATAGAATAATAAGATACATCTAAATCTGCAACAGGTGTCCATTGTAATTGCATTGAATCTGATCCAATCATAGATACAGATAATGTAGATACATCGGCTGGAGTGGCTGTTGCACCTATTACTGTTCTTGTTGCGGATGTATAAGTTGATGAAACTCCTAAAGCATTGATAGATTTAACTCTAACATTATAGTCTTTGCCATCCACTACGTTTAACATTTCATAGTTTAATTGAGTTCCTTTACCTAAAATTTTATAATCTGATTCTGTGCTTTGTTTAGCTTCAACTTGATAGTATTGAACAAATTGATCGGTACTTGATCCTACGAGTATATTTAATCTTGTTAATACTACTCCATCAGAATACTCTACTAATTCATCTGTTAAGGTAACTGATGCTGGAGCAGTAACAGAAAAAGGATTTGGTAATGATGTGCTTGGTGTAGATGCTACAACTGTTTTACTAGCCCAAGTATAATGTGAATCTTGATGTTCAACTAAAGATAAATTAACTGTGTAATCTTCATTAAATGTCATTGCAACAACTCTAAAGTTTTTTGCACTAAATCCTAATGAGCTATGTGTAATTGCTACTATATCTGCAATGGCTAAATCATAAGCATCGCCACCACAGGTAATCTCTAATTTTAATGCTTCTCTTGATCTTCTTAATATAATTTCTGCCATCTCTTCGGCTTGGTAAGGAGAAGTCAATGTCTTAAAATCAAATCTACCCTCTAATAAAAAACCACCATCAGCAGTTTTCATTGTTGCGTGTTGGTCAGCACTTGTAAGACCACTATCATCTATTGGAGGAAATTGAACTTCATCAACTTGGTAGTTCCTAGCAGGATTGACAAAGCTACAAATCACTCTGTTATATTTATTACCTTTATCTTCACTTTGTAGTGAGTAACCACCAATAATATCATCTTCTGTTAATGTAATAGAAGCAGAACCAGTTGTCTCAATAATTAAATTATATTTACCCTCTGTAAATGGTAGATAACCTCTGCAACCTTTTAATAGTTCTCTTACATTTTCTAAAACTTTTTGTGATGTATCTAATACTGCATTTGTGTCAAAAATATTTATGTCTGAACCACCTGAATATGGAGTAACATTAGTATCAGCTACAGTTGATGCAGTATAAAAACTGGGAATGTCAATGTCTGTTGTTGCTAAACCTTTTCCATATCTAGCATTAGTTAAATAATCTAATAAGCACCATGCTGGGTTTGCAGAAAAAGCTGCTGTCTGTGCAACTGAACTTGAATTATAAGCTACTACTTTCTTACCTTGCACTACCGCTTGAACTTTTGGTATGCCTGAAAAAGCATCTTGATTCCAAGTGAATCTTAAAGCTAAATAAGCAATACCTCTTAATCTATGATTTGATCCCCAACTAGATAATGTTGATAGTAATGTAGATGCAGATTGTGAGTCAGAACCATAATGAGGTTCTACTGTAATTAAACTAGCACTATCTTTGTAAAAATTACCATCTCCACTTCCAACTGTTCTTTGTGTATTATCTGCTAAATCTCCTGACCATGTTATTGCTTTGTCATCAACTCTTATTTCTGTAATATCATTTATTTCTCCCTCTCCTAAAATAATAGCCATGTATAAATAAGTATTATCTGTTCCTGACGTTTCCATAAATACTCTTGTTCCACCAACCATTCTTGTTCCATAAATAACAGGTATAGAAGCATCGTTAGATTGTTTGTTTATTAATATACCTTTTTCAAAATCGTCAAAATCTGTTGTACCAAAATCAGGTATATCTACTTTTGGAGCTAACCAAGATAATGCTTTTGTTAATATTTTAATTGGAGCAGTAATTATCTTTGTTACACTTTTAAAAACTGATCCAAGACTACTACCCCAACCCATTATGCTCTACCCCACTTAATATCTTGTACTGTTTGACTAGAAAAATTCATACCTACGTCAGCACTAAAAAATCTTTGTTGTGATGTATTGTTTGTTTTACGACCATTTGTTTTTTCAAAGTCTGCCCAATGAGATACGATTCTTAAATTAACACTAGACGCTGTTTCTGTTTCACTTATATTAAATGTATCTATTGTGCCTTTGTAAATTAAAAAAGGATCAGCTATCAAAGCATTACTATCATTAAGAAAACCTCTATACATAGTAAAGGCATCATTAACGACATTCTCATTTAATACAGTTGATATAAAGGTTTGATCTGCACCTGATAATGTAAAGTCTAATGATTGTTTTGTTATATCTGTTTCTTCTGAAAAATTAGAGATACCCATAATAAAACTTGATTTAGTATAAGTAACTGATGAACCTGATACGGAAGATGTTAAGCTAAAAGAACAGTCTGTAATATTAACAGGAGTGCCAAAGCCGATAGTAATAAGATGTACTGGTCGTAGCTCACTTGTTGCTAGTTCCGTCTTTACTGCTGATGTTAGACTTCTTGTCATGTTGCTCGTATGTTCTCCGTTTTACTTTAATGTTATCACTTAATATAAATTTTGCATTTTCACTTGGTGTTTCATATTTACC